TCACCCCATCCCCCCATCCGCCACATCCTTCACCTCCCCCTTCCCCCCGGTCGGCAACTCCGCATCGACCGAACAAGAATACCCTCCGTCCTTGGTCAAATTGTGCGTCACCCGCGTAATGACCCAATCATGATCGACGCCCTCCCGAAAGCCCGAGGTCCGCAACTTCCCTTCCGCCCCGAACTCCGGCCGCCCGGGCAAGGTCAGCGACAGGGTCGCCTTCTGCCGCTCGCGCTTGGCCAGCTCGGCCGTTGCCAGCGCCATGGCCATCTCCCTGGTCGGCTGATGCTGCTTGAGCCGCGTAACCGACTCGCCGCTGCCGACCTTGACCTCATGCCGCGTGCCCTCCTTCACCGCATGATAATAAGCGACGACCGTCCCCCCGCTGTCGCGCGCCGTCTCGGTGACATGAAACGAGGTAATGTGACTGTCCGGCGTCACGCTGATCAGCGCCAGCGGCTGCCCGCCGACCGACTTCGACTCGCCGCGCCTGGCCAGCACCAGCCTGCCGTTCGCAGGCTTCACGAGCACGTCGTACTTCTTCCCCAGGCGAATCAGCAGATTCAGATCCGACTCGTCCTGCTGCGCCACATACGGCAACGCAATTCCCGTCACCGACGCCGCCACGGCCGCTTCCATGCCATGCTCCCTGGCGATGGTCGCCGCCATCGCCCCGAGCGTCGTGCCGGCAGCCCAGCTGCGCGTCTTCTGGCTCTGCAAGGTGGCCTTGCCCTTCGGCGTCTTGTCGAAGATCGCCCCGCGCGCGCGGATCGTCATTTCGCCCGGCCAGCCGCTGTACTCGATCTCATCGACACAGTACAGCCCCATGCGCGCGTTCACCCCATCGTAGCCGAGGAACAGTTCCAGCTCCGCGCCCTTAGGCGGCTTGCGGATCGGCGCGGCCGGGTCGCTGTCGGACAGCCTGATTTCGAGCTTGTCCGACGTGACGCCGGTTTCATCGGTCAGCGACAAGGACAGAAAGCGGCTCTCGATGACCGCCGTGATATCGGTCGCATTGGCCAGCAGCTGATAGGTCGGTTTCAGCTCCACAGGCTGGGCCCTTTCAACGCCACCGGCCGCACCACGTCCGGCAGCACGACGCGCACGTCGGGCGGCAGGACCGGCCCGCGGTCGGCCAGTCCGGGGTTCGCCTGCAGCAGCTGCTCGACGATCTGATGGTCCTGGCGTCCGTAATACTTCCAGGTGAGGTAATCGGCGGTATCGCCGTCTTTCGTGATGTATGTCGCCATTAGAGTCGCCCGATAATCGATTGAGCCGTGCTGCGCACGGATACCGCAAAAACATTGAGCTGATTCACCGCCACCATGCTGCCGCGCAGCGCCGCGACGGCGGCCGGGTTGGCCTCGATCGCGCCCAGCTCGACACCGGCGCGCTGCAGGGCGCCCGAGGCCGACCCGGCGGCGCGCGAGATGTTCCCGCCCACATTGACCAGGCCGTTCATTGCGCTGGCGATGCCGGCCACCGATTTCACGCCCGCCAGCAGGGCGCCGGCGTCGCTGCCCGCGTTCTGCAGCGTCTTCGCCAGGTTCATGCCGCTGCGCACCGCCTTCAGCGCCACGGAAGCCTGTTCGCCCAGGTCGGCGGCAACGCCTGTCACGTTCGCCAGCGACTCGCTCAAGGTGCCGAGCATGGTGGCGCCGCCATTGCGCGCCGTGCTCGCCAGGTTCTTTGCGCTGGAAAGCAGGTCCGGCGAGATCGGGAAACTCTGCGTGGCCATCGGCGCCGGCGGCGCAATCAGGCCCTGGGCGCTGTCGTCCGCAGCGCGCTTGAGCTTGATGCTGAAATCCTGCTTGCGCGCCACGCCGCGCGCGGCAAAGATCGACCCGGTTTCGTCGATGCTCTCGATGACCCACTGCCCCAGCATATTGCCGCGGCCGTCGATCAGCGCCTGCGGCTGCTGCAGGCCGGCCAGCGCCCGCAGGCTGTCGAGCTGGCCGGTGCCGCCGAAGTGTTCCGGGAAGACCACGCCGCTGAGCGTGAGGCCATCGTCGCCGGGTCCGGTCGCTTGCAGCATGTTGAGCTTGCCGAAGCGCGCCTGCGCGGCCCAGGTATAGGCCGTGATGCGCTGGAACTCCTGGTAGGCCGCCGTCTGCAGGCCGAATGAATACGGCCCCAACTTCATCATGATTTCGCTCATTGCGTGTAGTCCCTCAATCCGCTGCGCTCGTTAATTCCTTGCTGGCGCAGCTGCAGCCGTATGATTTCCTCGGCCAGCGCCCGGGGATCCTGCCAGGGCTGCTGGGTGATGTTGAAGGTGTTCGCCTGACTGCTGGCCGCGCCTGCGGCCGGGCCGGCGCCGCGCACCGGCGGCAGTGCGGGCGCGCTGCCGGCCATCGCGGGCGCACTGCCGCCGAACAGCGATGCCGCCGCAGTCCAGCCCGCTCCCAGGAGGCCGCCCGATCCGAGTTGCATGGTCTTGTCGATCACCCCGCCGATGTTCTCGCTGATCCACTTGACCGACGCACGCACCAGGTCGATCGGCAGCAGCATGAGATTGAAAGCGGTCGCCACCACTTCGCCGCAGACCTTGCCCGCGTTGCCGAAGTCGGTCGTCAATTGCGCTGTCGCGCTCACTGGCGTGAGCAACTCGCCAAACCACGCGGCAAGCCGGCTCACAAACGTGCCGATCCCTTCCAGCACCGGCATGACGATGGGCTTGAGCACGTCCCAGATCGGCGCGAAGGCCGCGAGGATGCCTTTGCCCACCGGCGCCAGTCCGCTCATCAGCGCGCTGCCGAAGGAACTGAAAAAGGCCTTCAGCGGTTCCCAGTACTTCCAGATCAGCACGCCAACGGCGGCGATGGCGACGGCGCCGGCGACAAGCAAACCCATCGGGGGAGCGACGAGCATGAAGGCCAGCGCCAGCGGGCGAAGGACCGCCAGCACGCCAGGCACAATGGTGCGCAGGCTTGCCAGCGCACGCCCCAGCATGCCCGCTCCCTCGGTCGCGCCGCCGCCGACGGCGACGCGCGTGAGCATCGTCTGCGCTGCGCCGTAGATGCCCATGGCGCCAGCGGCGGTCACCAGCAGCGGGCCGATCGCGGCCAGGCCGACGCCGAGGGCGGCGACACCAACTACCAAGGTGCTGGTCAGTGCCGGGTTGCGCTCGCTGAACGCGTTGAATTTCTCCAGCGCGTTCGACGCCAGGGTGAGCGCTTTGGTGTACAGCGGCAGCATCTGTATACCCAGGCCCAACTTGGCATCGGCCAGCTTGGCCTTGGCCTCCATGAGCTTGCCCGAGACGCCCGTCCTCCCTTCTTCCACCACCTGGTCGACGCCCTGGGCCTTTTCGCTGTTCTCCCGACTGGCAGCAATACTCTTGCGCTCGGTGTACATGCGGGTCAGGAAATTCCTACTGACCGGATCTGCCGAGATCATGCCGATCGCATCGAGGATTTTGTTCTCGTCGGTGATCCCCTTCTTGTTCAGTTGCGGAACAAGCACGGTGTTCATCCATTGGAAAGGATCGCTCTTGAACAGATCCGATCCCAGCAGCGCGCCAGGGTTCAACCCGACCGTCCGGCCTGACTTGCCGGCCATGTCCAGCTTCGACCTGTCGCCGATCAGGCCAAGCTTGTCCATGTTCTTGAACTGCCGGGATAATATCGTCCCCTGATACATCGAATTGTAGAGCGCCCCCAGGCCAGCGCCGGTTTCCTTGCCGCCCATCGTCTGCACCAGGGGCGCCATGCTGTGGAACAGCACTTTGCTGTCCATGCCCTCGCCCATCACGCCCGCGTTGGTCAGGAGGTCGCGCCAGTCGGCAGCCACCACCCGGCCGCCACTGGCGGTGATCAAGCGCTGGATGATGTTTGCCGGCTCCTTGAACGCTTCCGGCGAGTCGAGGCCGCCGCGCAGGCGGATCACCTTCACCATGTCCATGAAGGCCGCGGTATTTTCCTCCCCCTTCTCTGTGCCAAACATGGCCACATTGCCGAATTTTATTTTGCCCAGCATGGGCATGATCATTTCCGCCTTGGACTGATCGCCGGCAATCACCAAGGCGTCGCGCATCAATTCGAGCTTCTCTACCTGGCTCAGACCAAACTGCTTCATTTCCTTGGCGAATTTAAACGCGCTATCGCCGCTCTCGCCGCTCAAGCCGACCGCGCGCACGCGGGACTGCTCGCTGTCGTACTCCGTCGCTTCCTTCACGCCGGGAATCAAGGATCCCAGGATGGACTTGCCCATCGTGCTCGCACCGGCGCCGGCGGCGCCGATGTTCGCGGCGTGGGCCTTGATGCCCGCTTTCCGTTTCTGGCTGAGCTCGAGCTTGTCTTGAGCGGCGACCATGTCACCGATCGCCTTGGTGTTGTTCTCGTAAATTGAGCGCAAGTGCTTGGCGCTCTTGCCCATCGACTCGAACGTATCGATGAACAGTTTCAGGTTGGCGTGCCTGCGATTGAGGTCGTCGAGCGCCTTGCCGATTCCCGTCACCATCGACGCCGTCGAACCCAGGGCCGACTTCAGCCCTGCGCTCACGGTGCCGCCGATGGTAATCATTGTAGTGAGAGGTTTATTTGCCATGCTGTTTTGCCAGTCGTTCCAGGTAAGCGGTGAACCGCGACGTGCGCATGCTCAGCATTTCCGCCTCGGCCCATCCGGTGTGGGATGCCAGCGCCAGCATCCCGTCAAGGCAGTAATCTGCGCTTAGTCGATAAAAAGCTGGAAGGCTTCCTGTACGCGGCGGTAGTCGCGCAAGCCCATGGCGCGCAGGTTGGACGGCGCCAGCCCGCACAGCTTGGCCATGAATTCCACCTCGCGCGCGGCATCGCTGCCGTTGGTCAGGTCGTGCACCAGCTGGTCGTCGACGGTCGGCTCGCGCATGCGCAGCGCGCCCACGTTGGTGCCGTCGATATTGAGCGGCTTGGTCAGCGTGATATCGGCGGCGCTGCCGTCCGCACTCATTTTTACATTCGAAGTTTTTGCCATGTTGGTCACCTGATGAATTGATCTTGAAAACTGGCCGCGCCGGGCGGCCAGCGGGTTGTTACATGCCCAGTGCGGCGCGCTGGGCGGCCAGCATGTCGACACCGTTGACGATGTGAATCATGTTGATGATGTCGATTTCATGCACCACCACGTCGCCATGCATCAGCTTGTAGTAGTTCAGGTTCATCGACAGCTTCAGCGCCGGCTTTTCGCCCGCCTTGACGCTGCCCATGTCGACTTCCAGCACCTTGCCGCGCATGACATGGGTCACCGGGGTGGTGGTGCCGTCATACGATTCGAGCGATTCGCGCAGCGTGAACGGCACGAACTGGCCCTCGGCCACGCCCCAGTACGAGAGCGCATCGCGGCTGAACTGGATCATGGTGAAGCCGGCGTCCATCGCCGCCTGGCCCATGCTCAGCTTGACGGGGGCGTTCATGCCGCCGCCACGGAATTCTTCCGTCTTGAGCGTCAGCTTCGGCGGGGTGACTTCCTCGACCTGGCCGGCAAAGCCTTTGCCGTCGATGAACAGGTTAAAATTTTTGCGAACGTCGCGCGCGGTCATATTAGAAAATCTCCTTGATGTAATCGTTCACCAGATGGCTGCGGAAGGTAATGTGCTCGGCCGGATACACCGGGGTAAAGTCGAAGTCGAAATACACCTTGCCCTGGGCAATCTGCAGCGGCGTATTCAGGTCCGGGTCGGCGTAGCACTTGCCGCCCAGGATGGCGCCGATGGCGGTCAGGTGGCGCAGGTACGCGTTCACGCCTTCGACCACTTCGGTCATGTAGTTTTTCGTGATGCCGCGGTCGACCGCCCACAGGTGGGCGCGCAGCAGGCTGTCGTTGATGATGTCGGCGGTGCGCACCACGCACAGGAAGGCCCACTTCGGATCGCTCGACAAGGTGCGGTTGCCCCACAGGCGGTAGCCGTCTTCGCGGATGATGGTGGCGACCTTCTTTTCGTTGAGCATGTTGGCGCGGCTGTTGGCGTCGCCCAGGGTGAAATCGATCGGACGCTCGGTGCCCTGGATGCCGTTGAACAGCTGGTTCGACGGCGACCACCAGAAGCCCAGGTCATTGTCGATACGGGCCTGGATGCCTGCCGCGCCGGCGCTGGCGAACTGGGTCACAAGCACGCCGTTTTCGGTCTTGAGCACTTTCGGGTCGATCACGAACACGCGCTTGCTGCCGAAGTCGCCCGCGTAGGCGATGGCGGCGGCGTCGTTGGTGCTCGGGCCGTCCGCGAAAATGGTGGCCTTCAGGCGGTCGGCAATGCCCACCAGTTCGGCGACCACGGCATTGCCTGCGTTGCCCAGGCCGGGAACGAAGGTCGCGCCGGTGCCCGCGCCCGCGCCGGACAGGGTGAAGGTCGGGGCCACGCTGTAGCCGCTGCCGCTGTTGGTGATCGTGCGTTTGGTGACGACGCCGCCGGCGATGGTGATTGTCGCCGCAGCGCCGCTGCCGCCGGTGCCGCCGCTGGCCGCCAGCGCATAGGTGCCGTCGGTGTAACCGGAGCCGGCGGCGCCGGTCAGGGTGACCACGCCACCGGTGACGCGCTGATGCGTGAAGCCGGGAGCGCACAGCAGGCGCGGCTGGTAGCCTAGGGTGGACTGGGCGGCGCGCAGGGCGTGCACGCCCTTGTACTGGCCGGTGACGGGGTCGACGCCGCCCAGCATGTTGGCCAGGGTGGCGCTGTCGGTGGCTTCCTTGGCCACGCGCACCACGATGACGACGGCGCCGCACTGGTCGAAAATCGAATCCAGCGCCGACGGCAGGGTGCCCAGGCCCAGGCCGGTCATGTCCAGTTTGGCAGCCTCGATGCGCGAGCCGGCCACCAGGACGGGGGTGTTCAGGGGGTAGGCAAGCGGATCGGCGTCCGGCGCGGTGCCGACGATACCGATCACGCTCGACTTCACGGTGGAGATGGGACGTGCGCCGCCGTCGATATCGATGACTTCGACGCCGTGCAGGAATTGTTCAACGGCCATATTTATATCCTATAAAAGTGTTGGGGTTGGCAGCATCTAGTTTGCCGCGCAAGCAGGCCGGATTCCTCCGGTGGATTTTCCACAGCCGACCGCCCGGATGGCGGCCGCCGGTGGGGGGCTTGATGGTGCTCAGATGTATTCTTCGATGACGACCACACCGGCGGCGCCGTGGCCGCCCGCCAGCGCGCCGCCGGTCTGGTTGACTGCGACGCCGCTGCCGCCCGTGCCGTAATTGCTGGCGCTGATGGCGGCGGCATTGCCGGCCGCGCCGGCGGGACCGGCGCCCAGCGGCGACGAGCCGCCGCAGCCGCCCAGCATGCCGTTCGCCAGTGAGGAACTGGCGAAGGTCGCCGATCCCGCCGCGCCGACGAGCGCCAGCAGGTTGGCCCCGGTCGGAGCGGCCGAGCCCGCGCTGTTGCCGATCACTGCGGGCGGCGCCACATTGTTGAGCAGCGTGCCGCCCGCGCCGCCTGGCGCGCTCAACAAGGTGCCGATGGACGATGCGCCGCCGCCGGTTCCGGCCGCGTTCGGCGCCGCCACGCCGCCGGCGCCCACGGTGACGGCTTTCGATGCGCCGATATCGACGCTGCTGAACAGGCTGACACCGCAGGCGCCGGACGCGCCGGGGGCGCCCACGCTGACGTTGCCCGCCGCTGCGGCCCCGGTGCCGCCGGCTGCGCCGCCGCCGCCCTGGACCTGCGCCTTGATGAACATCATGCCGGTCGCTGGCGTGTACAGGCCGGCACCGGTTGGCGTGAATGCGGAGCCGTTGATCGATACCTGCTGCACGCCGGCGTTCATCCGGTACACCAGGATCCGGTTCAGCCGGCCGGCCACCTTGACGTACTCGGTGGTGGCCAGCCGTTTGGAACTGTCGTCCGGCGCGGGCGTGGCTTTCGCGGTCACCGCGCCCGCCGCTGTCGCGCTCAGCGCCAGCGACAGCAATGTGCTTTGATCTTGCTTCATGGATCAGTACTCCACGATGACAATGCCGGGGCCGCCGGATGGGTGCGGTCCACTCCCAACGCCAATGCCGCCGCCGCCGCCGCCAATGCCGCCGAGAGATCCGCCACCGCCAATGCCGGTAGTGCCACCGCCGCCACCGCCATCGCCGCCGCTGCCCGCCTGCCCGCCCGGGTACCCGCCCGTGGAACCGATCCCGCCGCCGCCGCCGCCGCTGCCACCGTTGCCGCCCATTGGCAAGCCGCCAGCCCCCATAAAGCCGTCGAACGGGAACCGGATGACCGCGCTAGAAAGGGAGTATCCCGCTGCTTGAACTTCGCCCCTCAGTCCGTAAGCGTTTGGTCCCGGCAGCACCTTGGAATTACCGAAAGCACTTCCGCCGCCTACGCCGTAAGCTTGGCCGCTCGCGTTTTGTGTGACGCTCGTGCCAAAAACGCCGCCGACGACGCCGCCGCCGCCCGTGACATTACCGCCCAGCTGCGAGACGCTGCCGCCGTCGCCCAGCTGCGACCCACTGCCGCCACCTCCGCCGCCAAACGGGCCTCGGCCGGCGCCACCCTGGCCCCCGGTGGCCTGGAAGTCCCCGCCCGTCCCGACGCCACCCAGGCCGCCGTTATTGAGTTGCCCGTCCATGCCGCTAGTCTTCCCGCCCAGACCGCCAGTGGCGGAAATCAACGCGCCGAACGACGACGCGCCCCCGGCGGACGCAGTCGCCGGGCTGAGCATACCGCCGACGGGAACAGCCGTGCTGAGGCCGCCGGCACCGACCACGACGGGGAAACTGCCCCCTGGCGCAACGGTGAATACGCCGTGCGCATACCCGCCGCCGCCGCCGCCGCTTGGGCCGCCAGTGATGGCCCCCCCAACGCCCAGGTTGTTGCCCGCGCCGCCGCCGCCGCCCACCACGCGCACCCGGATTTTCGAAATCCCGGCAGGGACGACAAAGGTTCCGTTCTGCTCGAATATCCTGTACGCGCCGCGCCCGAACACGCCCATGAAACCATGCGGGCGCACCAGGTTCGACGCGTTGTCCGCCGTGTAATTGATGTCGTTGTTATCAGCCGAAATACCCATTCCTTACGCTCCTTCCAGCAATGCATGCGCGCGCACCGACACGGTGGCCAGGTCGCTGCGCACAAAGATTTTTTCGCCTTCGGTCAGAAGGCAGCCTGTCTTTTCATACTCGCAATTGGGCAGCAGAACGCGGTCGAAGGCGATCCAGTCGGCCTCCGCCGCCACGATGGCGCTGCCGAACGCCAGGCGTATGCGCACCGGCACACTGCCGCGGTTGACGAAAGAAATATTTGCAACAGCCGTTTGATTGGCCGGAATCGCAGCGCCGATCTGCTGCTCAACCCCTGCGACCAGGTTTGCCTTACCAAAAATCATGGATGCCATTAGATTTGTCCTATGTAGTAGCCGATAAATTTGATTCTTTGCGGGATCTTCAGCGGTTCGTTCGGCTCGTTCTGAACGAACAGCACCTCCGTGCCCGCAGGCAGCGGCAGCGCCAGCTTCAGGCTCACCCCGGTGAGCACCTGGAACTCGTGCTGGCGCGACCCTTCGACGTAGACCGCCACCCCGTCGGTGGTGCACACCGACAGCGTGAAGGTGTCCTGCCCCGCCGCCGCCAGCTGGCGCTCCTTGATCACGTCGACCAGCACGTTGGCGTCGGTGGGGTCGACCCACTTGGTATTGCCGTCGAGGTTGTCGACCTTGGCCAGCAGCTGGTTGGTGGTGCCGCCGGGAATGATGTAAGCCCGGGTGATGGTGGAAATGACCCAGCTGCGCGTGGCGCCCACGAATTGCGTGTCGACCACCAGCTGCACGTTGGCGGTGTTGCTGACCTTGATGGCAAGGTCGACGATCATGTCGCGCGTGCTGCCGTGGGCCGCCAGCGGCTTCCAGGTCGCCGGGAAGTTACCTACCGCGAACAGCTGGCCGTCCTGGTCGTACACCCCGACTTCGTGGATGGCGAAGTCGCCGCTGTTCGACGGAATCAGCAACTCCGCGTGCATGACGGCCGGATCGTTGGCGTCCACCAGCAGCGAATTGATCATGCCGCGATAGACTTCGCGCACCAGCGCGGTCTGGGCCGGGTCGGGCAGCGTCGGATTGCCGTTGCCGTCGCCGACCGCCATGTGGGTAAGCTTGACGATGCCCTTGTTGGCCACCGCCGCCGCGATTTTTGCCAGCCCGACGGCTGTCAGTTTTACGCCGTATTCCATGTCAGAGCTTCCAGATTTCTAATTCGGAAATCACCTGCACCTCGGCGACTTTGCCGCCGCCCAGAGGCACGCTTCCCTCCCCGATCACCGTGTAGATGGCAACCTGGGTCTGCGCCGACAGCGTCGCCATGCCGACCGTTTCGTGGTCGCAGGCATTGAGCCCGCCAGTCATGGCGGATTTCCCGTACAACACGAACGGCGTGCCGGACATACTGGCGATGCGACCGAACGCATTGCCCGGCGAGCGCGCGCGGAAATAGTACTTACCGGGCGGCAGGGTGATCGCATTGTTCGCCAGGCTTGCGCCGGCAATCTCGTTGGTCACCACGGTATTGAGAATGCGCTGGATCGGCGTATTCGGCTCGCTGGCCGTGCCGGTGGTCGCACCCATGCCGGAGGGCTGGACTTCGCGCACCTGCAGGTAGCGCGGGCCGGCGAGAGGAAACGACGCGGCCAGGTCCTTGGTCAGCTTGGCCAGCGACGGTACCGGGCCGCCGAGCGTGTCGACGGTGGTGTTCGCATCGCCGTGGGCGATGTCGTGCACCACGTCGGCGTCGACATAAAATTGGGCAACTTTGTTTGCAAGTGTCATTGAATTTCCTACCAGTAGTTGGCCGCAGGAAGCGCGGTATGGATAAACGAATGCAGCAGGTCGACTGCCGCTTCGGTGTCGGGAAAACCGTGCGCGATGGCTTCGGCGATCAGGTCGCTCCCCGCGAGTTCGCCTTCGTTGGCCGCCACTTTCACGAGCTCGCCGCACATGGGGATGCCGCCGGCAAAGATCGTGCCGTCGACGCGGCCGTCGACCTGCAGCCGCGCCAGATGGCTGCGCACGTTCTTGGTGCTCTGGATCACGTCCAGGATGGTCTGGTACGCCGCCTTGCCCGGGACCCCGGCCCCGCTGGCGTCGAGCCTCACACCGAAGGTGTACGGGTCGCCCAGCGGCACCAGCTTGAACCATTCGGTCAGCACGACCGGATAGCCGAGCGCTTCGAGGGCGGTGCGCACGGCGTACGGCGTGCCCTTGGTGCGATGCACCTCGATGCTGGCCTTGATGGCCCCGCGCTTTTGCGCGGCCGACCAGCCGGTATCCCATTTGTCGACGCTGAACTGCCAGGCCAGCCACGGCAGCAGGTGCGCGGGGCAGGTGTCCGGGTTCCACGACTCGCGCACGGCCAGCGGCACATCGCTCACGCGCGCGATGGCGAGCGACATCGACTGCTCGGCTGGCGAGGCGTTGGAGGGCAGCAAATGGTCAGGCATCGGTGCCGCCCGCGCTCAGGGTGATGCCGTTGCAATAAGCTGCCTGGTTCCAGGCGGTGACGATATTGGCCGCCGGCGCCGCCAGCACCACGCGCTGCACGCCTGGCTGGTGCAGGGCCGCGTACACGCCCGACAGGGTGATGTCGCGGCCCAGGCGGTGCGATGCGCTGGCGTAGGCCTGCATCGCGGCGCGCGCGGCGTCGATGACGACGGTGGCGTCCGGACCGTCGAACAGGACCAGCGACGCCGTCACGCTGTAGTCGATGATATTGCCGGGAACGACGTCCACATTGTCGGTGAGCGGGCGCACGTCCTGCGCGCTCAGCGTGGCGTCGACGGCGGCCAGCAGCGCCGGCGACGGCGTGCCGTTGCCCTGGCGCGAGAGCACCGCCACCGACACCACGCCGGGAGCCGGGCTGGCCACGGCCACGTCGAGCACGTCGGCGTCGGCGCCCAGCGCGTGGAACACGTACGCGCCTTCAGGACCGGCGGTACTGAAGCCCTCGAACGAGAGCTGCACGCGGCGGCGCAGGCTGTCGTCGTCTTCGTACACGGCCGGGGTGGCCGGCGTCGTGGCCGGATTCTCGGCGACGAGCTGCAGGCGCTGCACGTCGTAGCGCGCGGCGATCTGTTCCAGGTCGGCCTGCTCGGCGTAGGCCAGGGTGACGGCCTTGACCGCCTCGTTGACGCGCTGGCGCAGCAACAGTTCGCGGTAGGCGCACACTTCCATGATCTTGAACGCCGGGTCGGACTCGACCAGCGCGCTGAACAGCGGATCGCGGGCGCGGAGGTCGGCCAGCATCGCCGTCAGGATGGTTTCAAAGTCCAGCGCGTCGACGGCGTCCGGAAAGGGAAGCTGCGAAAGATCGACAGCGGTAAATGCTCCTGCCATTATGTAATCTCGATTCCGTCAAGCTTGATTAGTCGGCCTTCCGGCAGGTAGTCGCCGGTCAGGTCAATCTCGATGCGGCCAGGCACGGCGTTGACAATCAGCGCCTTGTGCAGCCTGAACCGCGGTTCGTTGATGCGCAGCGCTTCCGCCGTGGCGGCATACATCTCCAGAATGGTGTCGCTGTTGATCGGTGCGTCGACCAGGCGCGGCAGGCGGCTGCCGTAGTCGCGCCGCATCACCCGCGTGCCGGTCGGTGTGGTGAGAATGTCCCGGATCGACTGGCGCAAATGCGCCAGGCCGCCGAGCCGTTTTCCTGTGTTTGCGTTGATTCCGTCCATACCCCCATTCTGGGCGGAATGGACGCGAACTTCCTCCGGGGGGTTTTCCACGTCACACCGGCTTGGTGGTCAGTTGCAGGTCGCCTTGCTCGCGGTGCTTGTGCAGCGCCAGGCTGATCGAGCTCATGGCGATCACGTCGGCGTCGATCGAGACGATGTCGCCCGAGATGCGGGCGCCGTCCCTGCCGGTCAGCCCCCTGCCGAAATCGATGCTGCCGACGACCCGCAGGTCGCCCGTGAGCGTGGTGACCGGGGTGTTGAGCGTGGTGCCGATCGAGGCGTTCACCGTGGCGACCTTGGTGTTGACCGTGATGTCGTCGTCCGTGTTGATCGTGGTGTGCTTGCAATTGACGATGACGTTGCCGCCGCCGTTGACGGTGATGGTGAGCGTGTTGCTGGCGCTGTTGTAATCGCCGGTACTGCCGTCGGGGAACACGACGTGTTCCTGGTGCATGCTCGCCGCCGGCGCCGGATGCGCGTCCTGGTACACCGCCTGCCCCGCGAACGCCTGGCCGGTGTCGCCGTACGGCGCGAACACCACCAGCTGTTCGCCGATGCGCGGCGCCGACCAGGTGCGGGTCGCACCCGCCCTGCCGGTGTGAAACGGCATCCAGTCCGTGACCAGGCCATTCACCCGCATTTTCACGCGGGCGTTGGCTTCGTCGAGCTGCGCCACGACGCCGACGCGGATCATGTTCGACATGAGCCGTTCGATTTCCGCGCTCATGGCAGGGCCGCTTTCATGGCGGCCGCGCCGCTGTTGCCTGGCAAATTATTCAGGTTCAACCCGGTCACCTCGATGTAACGGTCTTCCTTGCCGATGCCGATCTCCGGCGTGAAGCCGAGATACACGGTCGTCGGCGCGACGCCGTCGTCGTTCCAGACGCTGTGCCCCAGGTGGGCGACCTGGCGCCATTCGACGCACCAGGCCTGGTACTGGTCCGGCAGCGGCCTGGCCTCGTCCTTGTAGGCGCGGATGGCCTGCGCGGGACCGGTCATGCCGCCGGGCCAGCGCTTTTCGTGCAGGAACGCCGCGAAGGCGGCGGCCAGCACGCGCACGGACAGCTGCGGCGCCGCCGTGCTCGAGGCGATCGTCAACGCCGCCTTGAACTGCAGCATGACCGGCAACTGGCCGGTGCCCGGATCGACTTCCGGCGCGGCGTCGAAGCCGCTCATGTCGAGCAGGCAGGCCGGGACCGGCAGGTCGGTGCCGACGTCGCGGTAGAACGCGACGGTGCGCAGCGCCGGAAAGCGCGCCCGGATCGCGGCGACGATCGTGTCGTGCAGCGCCGGCAGGTCGATGTGAGTATCAGTATTCATGTGTTCCCAGTTGTCGTTCACGCGTGCCCGCAGGCCGCGTTCGAAACGCTTCCGGAACAGTTGCTCCGGAAGCCCCAAATTCCCTCACCGGTCCTGCGCCGGCCGCTCAGGGCGCCAGGCGATCGGCCCGCACCACGGCCTGGCAGGCGCGCAGCTGGTCCGCTACCTGGTCGGCTTCGCTGGCGATTCGCAGCAGAAATTGCGCATCCGCGAGCTGAAGTCCGACGCCCTGGGCTGCATCACCGCTGCCGGCGCTGGCGCCAGCCTGGGCGATGCCGGCGCCGCCGCACCCGGCATAGGCAAGTCGCTTGCGCAAGCGCAGAGTGCCATTGAGCAGCTCAGCAGCATGGCGTTCGTGTTGTGCTTTTTCATCTGCGCGTACTTTCTCGTAAGTGGCGGCCAGCGCCGCCATGTCGTCGACGCTGCGGCGCTCGGCGGCCTCGACCCTGGCGTTCCATGACATGAGGTCGCGGGCGTGCTTCAGGGCGTCGGCGCCGATGCGCAGTTCGTACAGTCGTGTCGTGGTGCCGACGCCATGCGCGTACGCCGCGTACAGGCTGGCGCCGGCAAGCGCCAGCGCGATCGCGTAGGGCGCGGCGGCCCTGAGCGCCAGCGCGGCGATCACTGCGCGGCCACGCACTGCGCATGGGCGCGCAGGCGATCGGTCCAGACCCCGGCGCAGCGCTTGTTGCCGGGTGTCGAGCAGTCGTAGCCTGCCGCATATCTGAACTTCAGGATGGCCTCGCAGGCGCCCGTGTAGTCGCCGCTGTTGAGGCGCTTGACGATGGTGCTGGAACAGAAGGCCGCGCCGCCGATGTTGTACGCCAGGTCGGTGTAGACATCGTATTCGGCCTGGTGCAGCGGCACGCCGACGCACTGTTTCAGCGCGCCTTCGTACTGGCGCACATCGGACAAGGCGCGCTGCAGCGCCTCGACCGGGTTGGTCCGGTCGCCCATCCTGACGCCCTGGGTCGTGCCGAATCCATGGGTCGGCACATCGCCCCTGGTCGGGATGACGGCCCGGTCCGTGTACCCTTCGCGCACCGCGATGCCGACAAAGGCGGCGGCGCTCATCGACAGCGCGCCGATCGCCATGCGCATTTTTCCGTTGCTCATTCTTATTTCCCTCCGAAGGATTTCCAGGCCGCGTACATGGCGACGGCGCCGCCGGCGATCATGCCGGCCCATTTGACGACTTCACCGACCCAGCCCAGCACCTTGAAACCGGTCTTCGCGGCACTGAACAATTCGAGCAGGAGCGCCGTCATTTCGTTGTTGCGCTCAAGGTTCGCTTCCACCTTGACCAGGCGTTCGTTGAATGCGTGGAAGTCGACCGCCATGACATCGAGCTTGATGCCGTTGCCGATCGACGCCTGCTGGCTCGGGTCCTGCTGTTGCGTGCCGGGCGTCGTCATGCAACACACTGCGGGGAAATACGGATCATGGGTCGGGCCTTTCGATTGACATCTCTTGTATTGTCCCCGTCCGCGCGCTCCCGATCCTCCGGTGGGTTTTCCCGCACCAGGTTGCGCACGGTGCGTTCGTGCACGCCGACGATGGCCGCGACCTGCGTCGCCTTCATGGTCCCGCCGCGCATCATTCCCAGGATGGCTTCGTGCACGAAGGCGCGCTGGATGAACGCGCAGTTGGCCGGCTTCATGATTTCGCCGCCGAAAGCCTTGCACAGCTTTTCCGCATCGGCGCTGCCCAGGATGCGGACCAGCTGGTGATCCGGGCGCAGGTTCTTTACGGTCGGCACGTACATGACGACCTGGTAGGACTTCTTTCCAGGCTGGCCGACATAGCAGCGCGGTAAAGCGCCGATCAGCATCAGCGCCTGCGCGCGTCCGATCACGTCGGCAATTTCCTGTACGCTGTCCGGCAAGCGCATGGCGCCTTGCATGGACGCGCCGAGGAAGGCAGGATTGCGCACGCCAGGCCGGTGGGCCGGCTGCGTCGCATGGTGCGCGTGTCGATGTTGCATGGGGCTTTCCTTCAATCTCAGTAAGTGAACCAGGCGCAGCGCTGTTGACCTGGCAGTGGCCGTGGATCTTGTTCTTGAACCTGGTTCTTGGAACGGGGTTGGGTCTGATGACGCGTGGAGCGCCGTCATCTCTGCTTCTGCTTCTGCTTCTGTATCTGTTTCTGTCTCTGTCTCTGTCTCTGTATCTGTATCTGGGGCGTTACATTTCCGTTGAAGTAAGGTTACGTCGCCGTTACAGCGCCAGGCCCGCCACTTTTTTCTTCGCTGCCCGGTGCTTGGCGACCCTTGCCGCGCTGCTGTCGGAGAGGAACTGGCGCTTGTCCCAATTGAGCAGGTTCCAGCGCTCGTCGATGAAGCCGCGCGCCATGAACAGCTCCTTCGTCGCGCTCAGTTCCTGCTCGCTGATACGCAGGTGAAACGCGATTTCCGTTTCATGTAACGTGACGAGTCCGTTACTGCAACGCATGCACATCAGCATCAGGTAGCGGCGCTGCATGGCCTCCGGCAGCATCTGCACTTTCGGATCGTGGGCAAACTCGGCATACATGCGAAACCAGGGATTGGCCATCAGCCTGTCCTCCTTCGCACATCGATCAGCAGCTTGCACAGGGCCACGATGCCGGCGCGCTGATGCAGGTCGTTGGCGTCCTCGCCCACGACCTCGCTCATGGCATACGGCAGGCCGGTCTTTTTGGCCGCTGCCTCGCCGGCGCCGGACGCATCGTTGTCGGCAATCGCAAACCGCGGTCCGCGCAGCAGCGCGGCCACATGCGCCATGTTCGCGGCGCTGAAACACACCAGCACAGAAGCGTTCAAACGCAGCCTGCGCAGCGCCATGTCGATGCTCAGCCCGGTGGCATAGCCCTCGCACAGGAAGGTCTCCGGGGCCCGCTGCTTGCCCAGCCTGAGCACGGCGCCGCGCGCGCGCATGCCCGGGGCCATCTTCTTTTCCCAGCGCCGCTCCTCGGGGATCCACGCGATGCTCTGGATTCCCCGCAACGCGTTGGTGTCGAGATCGCGCATCGGCACGATCAGCGTGGTGTCGGACACCAGCGCCAGCACGGCGGGCAAGCCCTTGGCGTTCAGGTAGTAATGCGTTTTCATGGAGCAGCGGTCGATCAGGCGCTGCGCGTGGACGGCCGCCTGGCGGTAGCCGCGCTCCTTGCGCGCCTGCTCGGCCGCCACGGCCGCCGCCCTGGCCTCGCGTTCGCGCTGCCGCTGCGCCAGCGCGTGCGCGCCGAGCGGGCCGCGCGGCGGGCCGTGGTCGCGCCAGCCGTTGGCGGCGGCCTCGTAGTACAGGGTGCCGATGCCGACCTTGCCGGCTGCGCCGATGCTGCGCCACACCGCCCTGGCCGCCAGCGCGTTGTACGAGTCCGCGCCCTGGCTCCAGGCATCCCACGGGACGAAGCCGTCCTCGAGGAAGCCGGCCTTCATGGCCATGCCCATGCGCACCCAGGTGTCGCGCTCGTGCGCGGGGACGAAGGCCAGTGCCGCGATGGCTTTTTGGATGCTCATCGCGCACCTGCCCGATACGCGATCGCGTTCGCCTTGGCCTTGTTCATGACGGCCCTTGAAACGGGGACGTCGGCAATAGCGTCGAACGGCGCCAGCCCGGTCGGTTCGGCCCCGGTGATGCTCCTGAAAAGGTGACAGGCGCGGCGGCTTGCCGTTTCCGGCCGGCCCTGCCTGCGGCACAGCGTGACAGCCTGCTCCCACACCGCCAGCGCGTCGCCCGCGCTCGCCTTGCCCACCTTGAATTCGGCCATCACCCCCGCTTCGTGCTCGATCAGGTTCGGCCTGGCCATCTGGAAGCCGCAGGCCATGCAGCGCCGCCGGAATGCCGCGTAGCCGCACTGCGGACATCCGGCCGCATGATCGTGCCCGGTCGCGCCATCCTCGCGCACGATCCTGTCCAGGCGTTCGCCCTGATCGAGCGCGTCCAGGCCATCGTGGTAAATCGTTTCGTAGTCCGCCGCGAAGCGCACGATATTGCCGCTGAAGTCGAGCAGCAGCAGGTCGGTCTTGCCGGTGTCGGGCGAGGCGCGCAGGCCGCGGCCCCACATCTGGATCGCGGTCGAGAGCGACTTGCGCAGCGGGCGCACGTCGCACACGCAGCTCACATCGCGCTGGTCGAAGCCCTTGGCCAGCGCCTCGACCGACACCAGCACGCGCAGCATCGCGCCGGCGCCGCGAAAGTCGTCCAGGATCTCCTTGCGTTCGGCCTCGGTGGTATCGGCGGTAAACACCATCGCCATCACGCCGGCCGCGTTGAACTCGCGCGCCATCGCCTCGCAGTGGGCGATGGTGGCGCCGAAGACGATGGTCTTGCGGTCCTCGGCATGCCTGAGCCACTCCTGCACCACGTTGCCGACGATCTGCATGCCGCGTTCCTGCGCGGCGCCCTCGGTCCATTCGCCGCCGGCGGTGGCCGCGCCGCGCATGTCGACCCTGGTGCAGGACAGGATGCGCATCGGCACCAGCACGCCGGCAGCGGTCAGTTCGCGCATCGTGGTGGCATTGACCAGGTTCGAAAACAGCTTGCCCAGGCCGCTGCTGAACGGCGTGGCCGACAGTCCGATCACGGCGGCGCGGCAGTGCACGATGTGATCGGTCCACGCCTTGAGCTGGGTGTGCGATTCGTCGATGATGATCAGGTCGGCGTCCGGCCAGGAGCGGCGCGCCAGCGTTTGCGCGCTGGCGATCTGGAATGGCAGCGACGGATTGAAGCGCCAGTGCCCCGCCATCAGGACCGAGTGCGAGAGCAGCCCCAGCGAATCGGCCACGGCCGAGGTCTGGTTGATCAGCGTACGCCGGTCGGCGACGAAGATGACCCGTTTGCCGCGCATGAGCGATTCACGGATCAGGAACATGGCCAGGATCGTTTTGCCGGAACCGGTGGGACTCATCACCATCTGGCAGCGATGCCCGGCCGCGAACCCGGCGCGCAGGCGTTCGCGCGCGGACGCCTGGAACGGGCGCGGCGCGGGAAACCGGGCGCGCCCATCGTTGAGGTGATTCATACGGCCGCCTTCCTTTTAGCAAGTTCTTTTTCGGCCTTCGCGGCACGGTTTTTCCAGTAGACGACGGCACGCGCGCGCTCGATGAACTCGCCGCTCCTGGCCGCCAGGGTGCGCTCGGCGTTTTCCGCCAGCGCGCGCTGGCGGCAGGCGTCGGCCATGGCTGCCTCGAGCCGGTCGTCGGCGTCGAAGACCCGGCCCATCATGGCGTTGTCGGCCACGGACTCGGCCAGGCTCGCCTGGAGTTCGGCTAGCTGTTCGCGCAGCGCTGCAACGCTGGCGCTGGTGGCGTCTGCCGAATTTTGGGCAACAGTTGCCCCTGCGCCTGCCGGGAGCCCGGCGGCGTTCTCGATGATGTGCATGCGATTCCTTAGATTGAGGTGGGTTCAGCGACCTGCGCGAAGCAGGCGCCATGCAGTGCGCAGATCGCCTTGAACGTCGTGACTTTGCAATCGTCCTGTCCGTTCAAAATGCGGTTGACTGTCGGCTGGGTCGTCCCCAGCTCGACAGCGAGGCGGGTTTGCGTCCAGCCTTGTTGGGCCTTGATTTCCATCAAGAGCGTTGAAATATTTTTTTCCATGCGTCCATTCTATTCATAAACGAATAGATCGGCAATACATTCGCAAATAATTTTCTTGCGCCCGCCTATACGCGTATGTATCATCAGCGCATGAACATCTCAAGCCGACTAGAAGAAGCCATGCGCGATGCCGGATTCGCGTCCCAGAGCGCGCTGGCGCGCGCCTCCGGCGTGCCCCAGCCCACCATCAACCGGATTGCGCGCGGCGCCGGCAGCAAGGGTCCGGAGGCGCACACCCTGCTCCTGCTGGCGCAGGCATGCCAGGTGAATTTTCAATGGCTGCATCAGGGATACGGCCCAAAGCGGCCCTCCCGCGCCGATGCGCAGCCTGCCGAATTGAGCGAGGTTGCCGCCTTCCAGCATGGCGATGAGGACCCGCGCTTCGTTGCCATTCCCATGGTGACGCTGCGCCTGTCCGCCGGCGTCACCGGATTTCAAACGGAGCCCGACACGCGCGATGGCGGAAGCATGCTGGTGTCGGCGAGCTGGGTAGAGGCGTGCCGTTATTCGCCGAAGCACCTGGTGGCGATTCAAGTACGCGGACAGAGCATGGAACCGTCGCTGTACGAAGACGATATCCTGATCGTCAACACGGCCGATACCAAGCCGGTCGACGGGCACGTCTTTGCGGTCAACTATGAAGGCGAGGCCGTTGTCAAAAGGCTGTCGCGCGACGCCGGCATGTGGTGGCTGGAATCGGATAATCCCGACAAACGCAAGTACCACCGCAAGCTGTGCCAGGGTGAGGGATGCCTGATTGTGGGCCGGGTGGTGAGGAAAGACAGCCAGCACATCTAG